AATTGAAGCGGATTTTCAGCAGTATTACAACTTAGATTCTAGACTATTGATCAGTCAAGAGTTTTCGCGATTCTGCCGATTATTGGCCCATTTGCCTTTTGAGTCACGGTTTGTTCAAAAATACAATGATACTAAGGATTGGGACTGGGATAAGGAGATCCAATCACAAATCTTACATGCTTTGGATATTATTTCTTGCCAACTTGCAAATATGGCACGAAAAGAGGGGCGCGCGCCATGCAAGGCACCGCCTCAACTACAACCAGATTACGTGAAAAAGGCAAAAAGAGAGATGAAGAAAATACGTGAGCAAGAACAAAGAGTGTCAGAACAGGAACTTAATGAGATGAGACAATTTTGGACAGCCTATAATAATCAAGCAAGGGACGTCAGTAGTGGCAATTAAAATATGGTTGGATTCTAAGGGTGTTGAGCGCGCAATGCTAAACGGGACAAAGCTAGCACAAGTTGAACGTGAAATCATGGAACAAAAGGTAGTAGAAGTTCAGGCGCAATTTCTTATGGATTTCGGCATGGGGGGAGAATTCGATGTCGTGGCGAAGTTATCACGGCCAAGTAGAAAGTTTGGGACTAGTCGTACGAAGTATAGAATCGTGGCAAACAACGCGAAGACCGCGGCTATCCTCAAACGTCACCCAGGGTGGCTGGCAAAGTTTATTGAATAGGCAAGCTGGGGGTGATTGCGACTTTAGAATAGGGCTTTATTTCGCCATCCCGAAAGTTATATAAACCGAATCTTGCAGAGGTGATGGAGCGTCCTGATAGCCATTCGTCAATTTCTTTTGCTTTCTTCATTGTTGTTGAGCCGATAACTATATTCCGGTGAGTTAGTTGATATACCTCACCTTTTGAGGTCCTGAGCTTTTTCATATTTACCGGAAGGTAACCTTCATCGGTAGACGCAGCCACATTAAGAAGCTTTGGTGTAATAGCGGATTCATAAGTGACGTTAAGCGTAAAGGGTTCATCCTCGGTGGGAAGCAATAACACGATTTGGTACTTATGATCACGAATGACGACGCGACCAAAGACTGAGATGGGGGCATGTTTCTCGAAAAAAGAAACCAGGTCTACTTCGCTAAAATAATTAGTACGCAAATAGCCCAACCAATTATCAGCGGTGGTGACCCGTGAGTCAGCGAGGTTAACGTTAATGAATGGCATGGGCGGCCAATCATGCTCGTGTTGATAAGGTACCGGCATGGTTAAAGAGAATCGAATGTTTTGCCCCTTATAGGACTGGTGCATTCCGCGAAGAATATCTTGACGATATTCTTCACCAAAAATGTCGTATTTGGTTTTACCGAGAGGAACCTGCTTCAAAGGTGGTTGACTGGATGGTACTTGCATATGGGTAACTTGTTTAGGTTGTACTTGAGTCTGCTTCCTCTTAAAAAACATACTGATATTGATTACCTTTCAGGATTAAAAATCCTACTTAGAGTCCAAAATGGGCTAATGTTTAATATATTTGTCTAGAATATATCTTGAGTCTCAATGCTCTCGAAAACAACATTAGCCCATTACGCATTAAGACTAATTCAAAACATATTCTAGACATACTTATTATATCATGTGCAAGTATGATATAATACGTGTAATAACATTACGCTAACGGCGCGGTCAAGACGGTAAGACTGGAGATCGCATGACCGAAGTACAGCGTAATTACTTGGCGGATTTAGCCGCAAGAAAAGGAGTTAGGGTTCGAGATACCGACAGTATGTCGGTAGCTGTTGCGTCGGCAAAAATTACCGAGCTCGAAGCAATGCCAGACGCAGAGTTTCGAGAAATCTCACCAGAAGACGACGCGTATATCCAGAAGATAGTCGAGAATACGAGAGAGGAACTCAGACAATGGGACTTCGTTCGTCAGGCATAGATTTTCACCCAGTAGCAATTGATACGGCAGATAATATCTTGCCAGCGATTCGATATATCCTTGGTCTGAGAATTTCACCAGCCGAGAAGCGGGCAAGAATTGCAAAAGTGATTAACTTGATTGGCTCAGACTTCTATACACGGATGTTCGAGGCGAACAGCGAGGTGTTTGATAGTACTGCAATTGGAACGACGGACTATTTGGCGATACAAGAACGGGTAGAGACACTAGCAACAAAGCTAGTACGACAGTATGCTCTGCATCGACCGGTAGATGCGATCGTACGAGAGTTTTATGACAGTGCGCTGGGTAAAGCACAGGAAGAAGCGTTTCTTAATGCAATATCACTAGATAAACATCCGACTGTGACGCGAACCTTGGTAGGAGAAACCTGTGCGTGGTGCAGAGGCTTAGTAGGCACACACATCTATCCAGACGGAAAGTACTTTGCGAGACATGATAATTGCGATTGCTTGATCGAGGCCTCGGGGTATAAGACGCGGAATGGAGTGGTGCAGAATTACGTTAAACACAAGAATACGCCAGCACGTCAGAGACATCTAGAACCAACTCTGAAGAAGCTTTATGACAATCCAAACGAAACGACAATTGCCTTCTCACAGGTATTAGAAGGACAGAAAAAAGAGTCTAACCTTGGCATGGTAAGATTGGATGCGGCAGATGCTTTGGGTGTGAAGCGAAAGGCGGAAATAAAAATTACGCGTAGCGCAGCTTTACATATGGATAACTCGGGGCACTTCAGAGGCACAGGTTTTACAAAGAACGGACATAATGATACTAATCCACTAACAATAAAGGGAATTACGAATATTCCTGAGATAGTAAGACGTGCGAACCAAGATAATACCATTGCAAAAAAAGAGATGATTATCCGCGGTAAGCAAAACATCCAACGCTTTTATGTACTAGGAGACGTCAATGACGGACAGATAGTTATCGTGGATAGGATAAGCCCAAATAGCTTGAGTATCGTTACCTCATATAAAGTCAGTAAGTCACGTTATGTAAGATATCTTAAGGAGATTGGCGGATGAAAAACACAAAAAACGGGACAGCGATACTGCCGTCCCTGCCCACATCGAGGATAGGATGTACGAGCCTCCAGTCTAACGTCCAAGACGGTCGACGTGTATGTCTATATTATAACCCATGTGGAGAAAAAATACAATGAAAGCCATACCAATCACATTCAAGAACAGGCCAAAGCCAGATGGAGGTTTTGAGACCTTTACCGTGGAAGGTTGCCTCGTCGCTAATAATGGCTCACCGACGGCACTTAGGCCACAGATTCAGATTCACCTGCCGAAGACTGATTTTCATGAAGTAGATGGCGCCTTTGTAGAGTATGCTGGGCATGATTATCACGTCGTAGGAACAACTGCGGCACAAATGGATACGAACACCCCAACCCCCTGGAATCGTTACGCGATTGCAGAGCGGATTAGGATGTTATAGGTAATAAAATAACGAAAGGAGAAAATATGCCTATTTATCGAAACAAAGAAACAGGATATGAGGTTGAGGTGATGCGCGGCACACGTCTTCCAAAAGTTTATGAGGAGGTGAAAGCAAGATCGGCTACCAAAAGCGATAAGTCGAATCAAAATGATAAGACGTCAAAAGATAACGAAACTGCGACGCAAAAGAAAAATAATGCTAAGACAGATAAGAATGCGAGTGGAAACGTCTCGCAAGGACCTGATACAACAAAAAATAAATAAAGGATAAAATATGGAAGATGGCGGAGATAAGCAAATAGGACTAGAACCGTATGTCACGGTAGCAGAACTGGAACGGGTTTGGCGAAGGCTTGATGGATCAGAAGAGGCGCGAGCAGATGCCCTGCTTGCTCAGGCTTCAAATTATCTCCGCCAAATTGCACTAAACAATCAACTAGACTTAGATCAGAAAATTACTGATGACCCGACTGGAATATTTAATGAGAGCGTAAAGATGGTAGTTTTAAGCGCTGTACAGCGCGTTATGAGCATGCCAGCAGAAATGCCATCGGACGCTACTCAATGGACCCAAAGCGCAACACCGTATTCTGAGTCAATTGGTTTTAGTAATGGTGTAACGACAAATAATCTATTTTTTAAGGCGCGAGAACTTCAATTACTGGGTCTTGGTTCGGTCTCTGGAAAAACGCAAGTTGGTTTATTAAGGGGAGTAAGGTAATGTGGAAAAAGGAATACAGTGCAGCCATGTCGCGAGCAAAAGAAAAATATAAATTTTATTTAGGAACCTACGAATATCACGATTGTGCAAAAGACAAATTGGCGACCGAAATCCCCAAATCACATGTCGGATGGGGCGCACGAGCAGTAGAGATACGCGCCAATAAGACTCACTTTGATTGCTTTGAAAATGATGCGCTAGGTCTTAACGATATCATGAAACAATATCGAGTGCTTGAGGCCTTTGAAAAAATCAAGGAAGATATACTAGTTGCTGGCTGTGGATTTTTGGCTTTAGCGTATGATAGAGTAATGCCTTTTACGGCTGAGGAGGCAACCGGAACTTATAGCTGGCGCGAGCGAAATCTCAAGGATGGAGTAGCGATTTTTGCACGGAATTCCAGAGATACCGTTCGAGATAATAAACCAGACTCATATATTATCTATAATGAAAAGCAGACAAAAGTTTTTGACGGTGGTAGCGAAAAAGATATAAATCATAATTCTAATCGGCCATTGATAGCAATGTTGACGTACAATTCTACCACTAAACGTCCGTTTGGTAGATCAGCTCTGATGCGTCCAGTGCGTGATGCAATCATTGATGCAAGTCGAACTACACGCCAGGCAATGATAGCAGCATATCACTACAATACAAAGGTAGATGTAATCTTAGGCGTAGACAGCGAAACTGCAGTAGATAAAGTGGAGACGCGGACGGGAGATGTTCTAAAGATTGGCACAAATGAAGACGGTCATATCCCGCAAATTGGTCAGTTCGCACAACATGCGATGGCACCATTCAAAGACACTATTCTAATTGCTGCGCATAATTTCTGTTCAGCAACCAAGCTCAATTTAGCGAATCTAGGTATTGATACCGACGCCCCACAGTCAACTGAGGCTCTGGAAATTGTAAGTGACGATTTGAAAGACGATATTTTATCCTGGCAAGAAGAGCTAGGCGAACAGCTAAAATATCTTGCAGTTACATTATGGATGTATAAAAACGATACTGCAACAATTGATGATAACCTCCAGCTAAAAATTGATAATACTCTACCGATCTGGAAACCAGTATATCAAGCGGACGTAAGTAAATTTGGGGACGGACTTACTAAAATCGCGCAAAATGTGCCAGATATCATAAAAACTCGCACTATTTGGCGCAATCTGGGGCTAGATTCTAAGGAGATTGACATGATAATCAGCTCAGCGGAGGATTCACAACATTAAGCATAAGCAAATACATATTGTTGACATGTTAGCAAATATAGAATACAATAAAAATAACGTTATAACTTTTACGGAGGAAAAGGGTGGTGAACTTTTACGTTAAAAACGACTCAGATACATATACCGAAGCAACTGAGGATCAAATCAATGAATTGTTTAAGGAGCGATCGGATAAAATCGTTTCTTCCAAGCTAAAAAGCCGGCAAGAAAAAATTCGTGCCGAGGTTGAAGCTGAACTACGCGGTAAGATGAGCGACACAATTAAAGATGAGGTTCGCAAGGAGCTGGAAGTAGAATACGAAGCCAAATTGGAGAAATCTGAGTCTAAAGCTCAGGAATTAGACATTAAGTTACGTCGTAAGGCTATTGCAGCCGAATATGGATTTAAGCCAGAGGCGGAGAAGTTTTTGGGCAGTGGTACAGATGAAGAAATGCGTGCCGAAGCCGATACTTTGAAGAATAGTTTTAAGAACACGCACATGTCTTCTGATGGAAAAATCGAAAAGCAGACAGACGAACCAGCTAATACCGGCTGCGTCGCGCTCTGCTCATAGAGTTAACTAGAAAGTTCCCATATTTAACTTACTAAATAATATGGGAGATAAATCATGCCTTTTGCTATTGTAGATGTAGCTAAAAATTTCAGTAACGATACTTTTGTCGGTAAAATGACTGGAGGTGTCGTTTCTAAGCTAACAAAACGTATTCCTGATATTATGATTGGGGATACGCAGTATTTCGATCTTAGTGCGCGTACGAAGGGGGAAATCGTCGGTGAAGGTAAGCAAAAATCGCCAACGCCAACTGATCACCCATTGCGCCATATCCGTACTGTCAAAATCCAGTACACTGAACGCTTTTCCGAAGAGTTCTTGATCTTCGATGATCAAAAGAAAGTTGATATTGTTAATACACTTGCGGATAAGTGGTTGCGTTCTGATTTATTGCGTGATCTTGATACGGTGGTCATCCACGGGATTAACCCGCTCAGTGGTAAAACTACTACGGAAATCCAAGACTATATTACAAAAACTGGTTCAAGTATTCTGGTGCCGTCAACTGGTACAACAGCAGACGCTATCAATACCGATCTCGGAACCGCAATAACTGAAGTTGCTGATGGTATGGGTGCGAACGGTATCGCCTTCTCCAATACTGCTGCAAATAAATTAGCGGGTCTAAAAACTGCTGGCGGGCAACCAATGTATCCATCAATGGGGTCGTTTGGTATGAATGTTGAGTCATTTGAGGGTCTTAATGCCGCAGCTTCTAAAGAAGTTGGCGAATATAATGGCGTACAACTTATCGTGGGCGACTGGGACGCATTGCGATGGGGCGTGGCCGCAGAGATGCCAGTTGAGCTAATTAAATACGGTGATCCAGACGGTTTGGGCGATCTCAAACGGTTCAATCAGGTAGCCCTGCGCTTTGAGGCGATCTTCGGCTTCGGTATTGCTAATCCAGAGGCATTCGCCGTAGTGATGACTGCCCCGACTGAAGGATAACTATACACTAAGGGCGGGTTAAGCCGCCCTTAATCTAATGAACTATAAGAGGACTGGTATGGAAAATAATAAAGATAATATTACGATTGGTTTACCAAAACCAGGAGGCGCGATTTACTTTGCTCCGAGCGGCACTACATTACCGACTAACGCCGCTGATTCGCTTTCGGAAAATTTCGTTAACCTTGGCTATATTACTGAAGATGGTGTTACGGTGAGTGATAGCGAAGAAAATAACGAGATCAACTCTTGGGGACCAGAAACTGTAATGATCGCCCAGAGCAGTTACGGGCAGAATCTAACGTTCAATCTACTAGAGTCCTGTCGCGAGTCTGCGTTGCAGTTTATTTACGGTAAAGATAACGTTAAGATCGAAGAAAACGGAAGTTTGCGAGCACGCACTACCGGCCAACAGCTTGCGCGTGGCGTATTAGTTGTCGATACGCTGCAAAATAACGGCGGAAGTACACCCCGTATCCATCGTCAAGTGTTTGGTGATTGTCAATTTGCCGATCGTTCGGGCGACAAGGTCTATAATAACTCGGACGCGGTGTCTTATCCGGTCAATATCCGTGCGTTTAAGTTCAAAGATCCGCTAGATAATACACCTGTTTACTCACTCGAGTTCTGGACTGCAATCGAGACTGCTCCATCAGAAAATGCGAAGATCACCACTGAGCAAGGTAATCCTGTCACTACCGAAGGCGACCGTAATCTGACGAAAGAGTGATCTTATGGGTAGTTTTGACGACAATAGATCAGATGAAACCACGCTAGATGGGATCAAAATCTCTCAACTCCCTGCCGCTACAAACATTGATGTTGGCGATGTTGTGGCTGGAGTAGTGGGTGGGCGGACTAAGAAAATTGACGTCAAGTTGCTCAAAGGTCAGAAAGGCGAACCTGGCCCAAAGGGAGATAGAGGCGAAAGCGGTGCGCCAGGCGTAGTCGGCCCTCAAGGTGAACCCGGTCCGGAAGGGCCCCAAGGCCCACAGGGCCCACAGGGCCCAGAAGGCCCTCAAGGTCCAGCAGGGCCTGTTGGACCAGAAGGCCCTCAAGGCGAAAAAGGAGACACTGGAGCTGGACTTCAGATCACTGACGAGGTCGAAACCTATGAAGATCTTCCGACTAATCTTACGCTTGGTGATGTAGGCAAGGCGTATATCGTCAGTGACGAGGGTAAGCTGTATGTGTGGACCGGCAACGCGTTCCCTCCAAAAGGTGAGGGATCGGCTTTTGTTGGTCCAGAAGGACCTCAGGGCCCTCAAGGTGAACCTGGCAAGGACGGATCTGACGCTACAGTGGACATCCAACAGACTACTGGTACGTCTACCACGGCAGTAATGTCGCAAGATGCAACTACGAGGGCTGTCGATGCAGAGGCTAAGGCCCGAGTAGACGCTATTTCTGCCGAGACGACGGCGCGAGAGGCGGCCGTATCCGCTGAAGCAGAAGCCAGAACTGAAGCTATTGGCGCGGAAACAACCGCACGGACCAAAGCTATTCAGGCACTGCAAACGCAAGTTCAAGCTGATCTACAGAACTATTACACCAAAACCCAGACTGATCAGATGATCAGTGCGATTCCTAAGTTTGCTATTGCAGTGGTCGATTCTTTACCAACGACTGGAATCAGTGATACTACCGTCTATCTCCTCAAAACCGGCGAAGAGTCCCAAAATCTCTATACAGAGTATATCCACGTCAATGGCGCATGGGAAGAGCTGGGGACGCAGACCGTAGATTTGACGGATTATTATACTAAGACAGAAGCAGACAACCAATTTGCAACCAAAACTAGTCTTAGCTCCCTCTCTCAGACTGTGGAAGAGGTTCAGACTGGACTGGGAAATGTGTATACGAAGACAGAGTCGAATAATTTATATGTTCCGAAGACCGCCATCTCCCAATCTACCGGCACGTCAGAAACTGCCATCATGAGCCAGAAAGCAGTGAGTGATGAGCTTGGCAAGAAGCTCAATATGAGTGATCCGATAAACACTTTCTTTTTAGGATCATCTAAACTAGTCACTTCATTGACTGATATTAGTTGGGCGCATATTGATATACCGGCTGGATCATATGTAGGATTGATTCGACTTAGAACTACTATGCCAGATAAAGACGATACCATCAATTTTAAGCTAGCAATGGGATCATCAACGGGTAATACATTTTTTAATGCCTCTTTATTCATACCGCCACATAATCCGGAGACTACGGCCACTTTTTACAATTTTATCGTATACGGTAGCACGAAAACCGATATAGCTGGCTGCAAATTGTACGTATGGTGTACAAGCGGTGCTACTTTAGATAGAGTAAACTATGATTTCCAAAAAATCGCCTAAGATCTGCATTTGGCATAACAATGATATAGACGCGCTTTCTCCTTGCACACTTTAATTACTACAACATAAACCATAGGATGAGTATAAATATGGTATAATATCAATAACGTAACGTCGCGGTTAAGACGGATTTGTCAACCATAATCCGTAGAGAGCTATAACGTGGCGATTAATTCTTCAATTGGAACGGCCTGGATCCAGATTAAGCCAACACTTAAAGGCGTGACTAATGACCTCAAGCGCGAATTATCAGGAACAGAAGCTGAGGCAAAGAAAAGCCAGAAAAATATCACCAGTCTATTCAGTGGGCTCGGTAGTAATCTTAAGAGTACTTTTGTGGGTATTGGTAAAGTTGCTGCAGCAACTTTCTCTATAGTAGGTATAGCGTCATCCGGAGCAGCTCTAGGAATCGGCAAAGCCGCCGTATCGGCTTATGCCGATTGGGAACAATTAATTGGTGGCGTTGATACGTTGTTTAAGGACGCAAGTGGTACGGTAGATAAATATGCGCAGCAGGCGTTCAAGGCTGCTGGCATGTCCGCCAATCAGTACATGGAAACCGTCACTGGCTTTTCCGCTAGCCTACTGCAAAGCTTGGGAAGCGATACGGCAAAAGCGGCAGAGTATGCCAATAATGCCCTAATCGATATGTCGGATAATGCCAACAAAATGGGCACAGATATGCAGAGCATTAAGGACGCATATCAGGGTTTTGCTAAACAAAACTTTACTATGCTCGACAATCTGAAGCTTGGATATGGTGGCACAAAGACGGAAATGGAAAGACTTCTAAGGGATGCAGAAAAATTATCTGGCATCAGATTTAGCATTGATAGCTTTGCTGATATTACTAAGGCTATCCATATCGTTCAGGAGCAGTTCGGAATAACTGGCACTACCGCCAAGGAGGCAGAAGAGACAATCTCTGGCAGTTTAAATATGGTGAAGGCTTCATGGGGCAACCTCTTAGCCTCTATGGGTGGAGGAACATCCATGGACCGTGAACGGGTGTTCTCTGATTTTGTAACTAGCGCCAAGACATTCGCCAAAAACTTGATGCCCGCCATCTCTAGTATAGCGGACAATATCGGTCAACTGTTCAAAGAACTCGCGCCAATCATTGCAGCAGAACTGCCGGGACTGGTAAAGACTGTAATCTCCGTTATCGGCTCGGCGACTCAGCCAATCGTGGAAGTCCTACCAGAAGTAATTGACGCGATAGTTAGCGCGCTAACTGACCTGCTTTCAGATAGCGAACAAGTCAATCAGATCATTGATGGGTTCGTAAAATTATTCGTTGCGGTAGCAGCTGGAGCTGGACGAATCGCAACAGCTATCATGCCACTATTGCCAGGAATAGTAACTCAAATTTGCGAAAGTCTCGGTGCGGAGTTCGGCAAGCCAGAGAATGCCGGTGCAATTATATCAGGGATTAGTCTCCTGCTTGGCGGCACGGTCCTAAAAACAGTGGCGAAGAACGTTGGTTCAAGCCTCAAGACCAGGATCGGTGGAGTATTCAGCGGATTCTTCAAGAAACATCTGTCGACAGAAGTAGCCGGCGAAGCCAGTTCATCGGTTAATAAAATTGGCTCGTCACTTTCATCAAAAATCGCCGGCCTGAGTTCGACAATTAGCTCCGCTCTTAAAGGACTAGGAGAAATCCTAAAATCAGCAGCGGGAAGCGTACTTGAGCCAATTAAAACATTATTAGTTGGGGGCGGAGAAGCAATCGCAGGACTCTTCAAAGCATTCTCTGATCCAGCTATTGCACTGGGGGCTGTAATCTTTGCGGCTGCCGCAGCAGCAATTGCGGCGTCCATTTTCTTGATCGGTTCATCTATCAGCGCAGTAATGCCAACAATCACTGCATTGTTTAATGAAATTCTCATGCCCCTAGCGAACTTCATCGCCGGGACAGTTTTACTAACCATTGCCGCTCTTACCGACCTATTGATTAATCTGACTAATTCCGCCCTGATCCCGTTGGGGGAGTTTATGACGGCGTCCTTCATAGCGATCGTTGATTCAGTGACTAATGCCTTAGCGAAGCTTGCTCAAGACGCCGTAGCTCCATTACTCGAAACGCTCGGAGGAGCATTTTCAGATGCTCTGCATTCAGTAGCAGATTTAATTACGGGCGTATTGCAGACAGCCCTGGACGGCATAGCAAAGGTTACAGAAAGGGTCGGAGATGGCTTTAAGGCTATGGGGGAAGCAATCAGGAATGCATTAGATGGAGTAAACGGTATTCTAGGGACTTTTAGGGATCTAATACTCGGAATTGCTGATGCGGTGGTAGCGGTTGCGGCGCTTGCCACTGGACACAGTATTGATTATGGACCAGGCTTTGCTCATATCAGTCGCGCAGCCACTGGAGGACGGGTAGATGGGGTTGGGACTGATACAAGTGATTCAAATCTTTACGCTTTATCGAAGGGAGAATACGTCATTCGAGCAGCGGCGGCGCGCCAAGTTGGCTACGATAATCTCGATTATCTTAATCAAACTGGCAGCTTAGGTGCAGGATCCGTAGTAAATAATTTTACAATCATCGGCTACAACAAGAGTCCAGAAGAATTAGCAAATATTATCAGCCGTAAAATCGCACTAAATACGGCAGGAGTTTATTAATGGAAGGTAAGTTCTACATTAAAAAGTTTATCCGAGACGACGGTGTTACTTTGGAATTAGATGGCGTAAAAATTCTACTGGCGGAAGAAAATGCTTTTCTGCAACGAGCGGACCCAAACACCACGACTATTGAGTTTACCGAAGCCGACGGCGGAGAGATGCTGAGTCAGAGGCTTACTACAGTCGAACAGACGATCAATGGACTGCTCCTCGCAAAAGATAATGATTATTGGACTCTAGCGAACAAAATGATTGGATTCTTCAAAATCCGCCATTTTTTCAAAATTATTTATATCAAAAAGAGCGGTGAAATGTTCGCAGTAAGCAATGCTTGGATTAGTACGGCTTTACAAATCGTGCCAACACCCTACGAGCAGTATGCAAATTGGAGTATCGGGCTAACAGCGGGTAATGACTTTTGGCGTGAATATACAGAAGATGAATCGGGTCATGAAACCTATGCTCATTCAGTAGAGATTCCACTTCTCGCGAGTGCGATGGGCGGCGAAAACTGGGATGATGTAGGCTTGGTCGCCGATGAGGTCGGCGAAGACTGGCTAAACGGCAGCGGAGGAATCCAGTCAATTATGATTGACTCCACGGCGACCGTCTATCCAGTCTGGACGGTTGTCGGACCTTGCGTAAACCCAAGACTACAGAACAATACAACTGACAGCCAAGCGGAGTACAACGGCACGGTGGCCGCCGGACAAACACTCATTGTTGATTTTGAGACCGGTGAAGCAAAATTAGATGGAGCTTTGGTGACTAGGCTTGTTAGAGGTATTGTATCGTGTGTACCAGGCGACAATTTAATTGGTTTTAATAGTGATGGTGGGGCAACTGACACTAGCACGCTGAGTTGGAACAATATCATAGGATAATGGAGGGACATAGTGCATAGATTACTGCTATATTTAGGGGACGTCTTGATCGGGGACGTCAATAAATTCGCTAAGAATCGACATTTAACGGAAACCCTAAAAAGTGAGGCTGCTAGCCCTACGGCTGATAGGTTTACCTTTGAAATGAGTTGGAAAAAGTTTCAGGATCTAGTGCGGTTATACTTTGATGACGATCCGGGGAGTATGCTGCGTATTGGTAAAACAAGAGTTGTTTTCGAGGAAGATGGGATTATACGCTTTGCTGGTTGGTTGGCAGCTGATCCACCGCGCAGTGGAGCAGCAAATGACCAAACGATTATTCTGACGTTCTATGAATATTTCGCTAGGCTATCAGGCGATGTTGTCTGCTCACCGACCGATAAAAACTCTCCGCTACGCATCTTTACCGATGTGCCAGCACAGACTTATGTCCAGCAATTAATCAATGAGTTTTTAGCACGAGCAGCGGCAGCTGGAGAAACTCTTAATTGGAGTTATGGACAGATAGGTGTCTTAGGTAATAAAACTATCACATATAAGGATTTCCAAACTGTAGCAAAGGCCTTGTGCGATGCTATGAACAATGTGCGAGGTGCCGGGAAATTTGATGTAGTGTTTCGGACTGATCCGGACGATCACGATCATCAAATTATTGATATATTGAAGCCTCGCGGCAAAGCAAAGAATATAATTATTGAATACCCAGGGGATGGGGTTTATAAGCTACGGGCGAGTAACTATTCGACTGAGGAAACCAATGACTACGCAAGCGAGATTATCGTTGCCGGGAACGGACAAGTTGGCAGTCCAGACGAAACTACCGCCAAGATTGGTGTGGCTAGTAACCGACGTTTCGTGCAAGATTACTGC